GGTCTTCCCCATCGTTGACCATAACCAGATGTGACAGGGAAACCACTTACCATGTCACCCTTCATTCCCCCAGTTGTGGCTCCCATATCACTGATGACACCTGTACCTGTCTGAGCTGCCTGAGTTGCCTGAACATCTAATGCAAGTTGTGCAGGTTGTGTAGTTTGTTGTGACTGAGATGTTTGTGCAGGTTGACCAAAGGCTCTCCTCAATGCTTTAGTAAACTTAGTTCCAGAAGTTCCAAATCCATCACGAGTTGGATCTTTGGTCATGTTAGAGTCTAACCAGTTTGCCGCATGGACCCATCCTTGGTTGTGAGCAAATCCCAAATAAGAAAGTCTTTCAACACCACTGGCATCTCTATATCGTTGAGATCCCTTTCTCCCTGATAGTAACCTATGATTTTGTACTGCATGAGCAAGAATCATATCCTCCTGGAGTTGAGGATTGTTTCTAAATTCGGCTCTTGATGGAACTGGTATGCCTAATATATTTGCTGCATCAATTTTAGCAGCAGCACCCATTTGATATCGACCATCGTATCGATTGCCACTTCCACCAATCGCACCATAAGAATCTCTGAGACTATACCCAGATGTCTCAATAGATGCCAGAGTATCTTTATATGTCTTCCACTGTGATGCAGTAATACCTAAAGTATTGTATAATCTTTGTGCACTAGATGATGGACCTAGATTTGATGAGTAGCCAGTAGGTGATGCACCACTTCTTGTCCCACCTGATGAAGCAGTACCAGTTGATGTAGCAGTTCCTCCAGCTGGTGGTGTATATTGAGATGGTTCTACAAATTGTAATCCATTCCATACCATTTGTTTTCCATTGATCATTGTAGTATAGCCAGGTCTCATATTTTTTCTTTCATCAAATTGCTGTTGGGTCAATCCTGTTCCAGCTACTCCACCAGGACCCACCCTATCTTTAGGGTCAACAGGTGGAACAAGACCCATCTTCTCTTTAATCAATTCATATAATGCTTTACCTGCCCAGTCACCAATCATACCACCAAGAATAGCACCAGCAGCTGTGCCTGCAAAAGGTAATACAACAGAACCAATACCACCACCAATCCAGGCACCGATACCACCACCGATTGCTCCAACTACAGCTCTGTCAAGTGGTTCGCCCAGTAACATATCAATAAAAACACTGATAAGTCCACCAACAACAGGAACTCTCTTAAATATATTTCCAATTTTTAAAAGTCTTGTTGCACCTTTGCCCATTACATTGTTGGCAGTGGCCTTAGATGCTTGTTGTACTGCAGTCTTTGGTGCAGTTTTTGCTAATGACTTTGATGTCTGAGATGCTACATTTCCAGGGTTCTTTGTAACTTGTTTGGTGACACCCTTTGCACCTTGACCAGTTACTTGACCTGTTACATTTTTTGTAAAATTAACAATTCCCTGACCAAGAGAACCAAAAGTTTTATTTGCAAGAGGAAGGAGTTGACCCATCTTCTTGCTCAGAAGTTGACCACCCTTACTCAAAGCTTTCCATGTGGTATTGAAAATGCCCTTGATAGGACCAGCAAATACTGAGGAAATTCCTGTAATGACACCCTTTAACAAGTTAAAAGGATTTTGGAAGTTCTTACCTAAGGTGGTGAATAAATTCTCAATGGTTTCGTAGTTATTGAGGAGGAATGCTACCAAACCTCCCATTGCTATGTTACTTAAGAAGTCAAAAATACCAAAGTTCTTACCAATCGTCTTACCGACTGATAAAATACCACTACCACCTTTCTTCTTCTCTAATTCCTCTTCCTTTTTTCTAGCCTTCTCAATTCTTTGTTTATCTTTTAAATCACTAGCAGCTTCTTTCTTTGCTTTACTCTCAGCCTCACTCGCCTTAACAAGTGCTGAAGTTGTATTATTAATATTGTCAAGTTGTTTACTGATAGACTCAAATGACGCCGTACCAGATGTTTGTGTGGACTTACTTGATTGATTATCCCTATAGACAGACTTTGGTAATTTAATTGCCTTTATCTTCTTTGTCTTGGGTGTCGATACCTTTTTAGATACTTTTCTACCAAGGTCTTGAGTCCTCTTTGCCGCAGTCTGTTTTGCAGTCTGTTTTGCCTTACCTTTGACAAACTTCTTGGCACCACCCATGACAGCCTTCTTGGCCCCACCTTTGGCGGCACCCATTAATAAACCTCTTGCTGCTGCTCCTACTAAGGGTAATACCATGTCTTATCCTACTATATTATAGATTGATTTGACAACAATAAGGTCAAAATTATTTAAATCCTCAGCAGAGAATCCTGGTACTTGTTTTTGTGCCGCACTTGCCGCACTGTTAGTTGTCTGACCACTCATAGGAACAGGAAGAACTGCTGTACCACCCCCATAAGGTTGATAAGGTTGAATATTCATATTCAATTGTGGTCTAGACACCTGTCCACCTGGAGGTGGAGGAAGAACAGGTGCAGGAGGTGCGCCAGATAAATCATCTGCTTGTACTGGTGAAGCACCAACACTAGGTAAGATACCTCTCAATATCTTCTCTGCCATTTGTATAGAAGCAGGACCCTGTTGTCCTCTCTTGACCTCTTCTAACAATCCACGAATAGCTGGGTCATCAATACGAGCCAACTCCAATAATGTACCGCCAGCTGCAGTGACACCTTTTTTACTTGGGTTAAAGTATGGATCATGTCTACCAAACACATTCATCAGTGAACGGTCAGTGGCTGACTCATTAGCAGGAGGTAATACACCTGCTCTACCATATCCTCTTGCATCAAAGTGAAGGTCAACATACTGATGTCCTCTCACACTCTCAACCTCTCTGGGCACAGTACTCATTCCAGCCCAAGTATAGATGTCTCTAAATCCAATCTTATCACTTAGTCCTCTCTGTTGTACAAGAGCCTTAAGTGTATTTACGATGTGTCTCGTTGCTTGCCACTCTTTAACATATGTAGGATTTGGATTGGTGCCTTCCGAATTATCATCAGCAGTACCCCAGACTGGTCTACCGTCTGCCCCCAATTCTATACCTCGTGCAGCATTTGATGGTGTTGGAGCATGACCTGCACCAATAATAACTTTACCTACCTGACCACCACCTTGGAAACCTTGAATCTTTCCAAACTTAGGTTTGTTATTTCCACCAGCCATAGCATTTGCTGCTAAAAGATTGCCAGCACCAAACATATCAACGGCCTTTTTGCTCATCATAATTTCGCCAGGTTGAGCAGCAATCAACTGAGTGTCCTTACCCATACCTTTGATTTGAAGACCAGTCAATTTGTCAATGGCACCACCATCAAACAATGATAGGTTTTTAATATCAATAACTTCACCACCACCTTCTTGTTGTTGCATCCATTGAGGATATTGAATAGGTTTAATATATGGAAGTGCAACAGTAGGTATTCTTGGTAGTTTTGGTGTTGGAATATTAGGAATAACCTTCGCTAATTGTTTAAGAGCCCATTCTATCTCATTGAATGCTGTATTCCATAGGCCAATATATGCATTGATAGGTGCAAATACTATATCATTGATAAATTTAATGATCTTATCATTAATAAAGTCAATTATAAAATTACCAAAATCAATCAATGGTTTTAAATACTTACCTGGATTTTGAATGATATCAAGAATAAGACTAATAGCCCCACCGAGTAAGACATTCTTAAAGAAGTTTAGGATACTATCAAATATATTAGAAGCTGGTTTTAAAGTTTTTGAAACCTTTTCTGCACTTTTCTTTTCAGTATCTTCAAGTTCTGCCTCTTTCTTTCTGAATCCTTCAGTCTCTTCCTTCTTAGCAGCTTCTCTTGCTGCTTGTTTTTCAAGTTCAAGTTTTTGTCGTTCAATTTTTAGAAGTTTATCTAAATTATTATTGATATCGTCTAATGTCTTAGACAATGGCAATAATTGTTCTTGAGTATCTTCTTGAATCTCGGCCTTTACATTTTCTGGACTACTGGTTTGACCAGCAGATGGTAAAAGTTTTGTAACCTTAACACTTTTAGGTTTTGGTTTTCGACTTGGCCTTTTACTTACAAAATTTGAAGTTTTAGTCTTTCTTTTATTTCTATTAGCCTGTACTTTAAATGAGCCAGATTGTTTCTGTGCTCTTCTGAATTCATTTTTCAATAATTCATTATCACCCTCTTCTTCTTCTCCCTTTCCACCTCCCATTCTATCGGCAGCCATCTTCTCTTTTAGAAGACGTTTATAATCCTCATAATCTAATTCTGCTTCATAATCTTCTAAACCAAGAAGTTTTAATATTCTTGGGTCAATATTCTCAGTTTGAGTTTCTTTTTTATTACCATTTTTTATTTTTTTGATTGCATTATCAACTGCCTTCTTTGACTCTCTCTGTTTCTTTTTCTTTTCTTGTTCGTCTTTCTTTCTTGATTTCTCTAACTCCTTAAGTAAATTATCTACATTTAAAAAATCGTCTTCTTTTTCTTCTTCTTCTCTAATTGAATCAATAAGAGCATCAAGTTGATCAGAAACTTTTCCACCAGAAGCCTTCTTCAACTGTTCGATTTGCTTATCAACAGCTGACTTCTTGTTGGATTTTGACCTTCTGATCCTTTTAGCCATTTCGTGCCTTCATCTTTTGCTCTTCATCCTCTAAATGTTCTTGAAGTAAAGCAACATAGATGTCTCGTTCCCAAGGCATCATATTTTCAATCTCTGTCAAAGAATATTTATGGTATTGCATCAAGGCAAAATTTAACCTGAAATAATTTTCAAGGTCCATGTGGACCAGGCCTATCCGAAAAAACTTGATAGCCCTTCCAGTACTACTGTACTCTTTACTTTTGTGACAGGATTTATTACCTCAAGAGTATGAGAAAGTTTTGGCATAGTTTCAAAGAATTTCTCAATGTCTTTGAATTGATTTGAACTCATCTGTTCAAGAAATTCAACTACCTCTTTCTTACTCACATCATCAGTAGACCATACCTCTTCTTCATTATAAATCTTATCGATACAAGTAGCAATCAATTCAAAAGATCTATCAATACTCTTATCATCAAAATCAAAATTATTCCTGATGAATTGATCAAGTGATGGATACTTCATTTCCATCATCAAATTATCATCAAGTTTAATCTGTTTATTATGATCTTCATTTTCGACAACCTTGATATCTTCAAGATCGATCTTTACAGGGATTGATGTTTCACCATCATCTGGTGCAATAATATTCACTTCTACTTCTTCACCTACAGACTTACCTCTAATATTGAGAAATAGATATTCAATATCAAAAGTGGGAAGTTCTTCAACTTTGATACCTCTAGTAGAGATACAATTTTTAATTACAGTTTTAATTGCAGTAGTGATTTGTTTAGTATCTTCACTTTCAAGTGCAAGAACAAGAAGTTTTTCTTCTTTAACTAAAAAAGGTCTGAACTTAATCTTTTGTTTAGTGGATGGCAACTCAAGTTCATAAGTTGGAGTAGCAATCTTTGGTAAAGGCATGATATCTGATAATGATTTCAGTAACAATATTTAGTTACGTTTTTTACGCTTTTTGGGTGGAGTAATTCCAAGGTCATGTTCTGTCAAAACTTTGAATTGAATTCCATTATCTTTTGCAAAGTCTGATGCAGCTTCCCACTTTGCTTGATTGACGGCATATGTTGTACATTCATTGATATATGACTTAGTAACTCTTGAAGGTTTCTTTGGTTCGACACATTGTTTTGCTGGTTTAATTTCAATGATGTATCGACACACCCTACCATCCTGATGTCTTATCTGTACAATCCCGTCAGGATAATATCTATGGACACGATTGTCAACTGGGCTGACATAAGGTATTGAAAACTCCTCCGATGCATACTTAAGAACAGCATCGTTTCTGTCACACCACTTTAAAAAGTGTAGTTCCCAACTACTACGATAGACTATATTTCTCGCATCCCCCATATATTTTTCAGGATGCTGAGGATGAAATCTACCTTGATGGTACTTCGAACCCCTAGGCATCAGTTATACATAGTAATAGTAGAGTAATTTATTTAGATGCCTAGTAGAGGTGGAGTTCCAACTCCAAGATCTTACAAAACATCAGAGATCAAAAGTAGGATACTTAATGTTGCTGCTCCAAATATTTACCAGGTGAGACTTGCTCCTCCAGGAAAAGTCCAATCATTTTTGACAGCAAGAGGTGTCTCATATACACAGTATGGTGAAGATATTGAGTTAAGATGTATACAGACTACAACTCCTGGTACATCATTCCTGACACATTCTGTTAGTGCTGATTATCATGGTGTTGTAGAGGAAATACCATATAGAAGAGCATATGAGAATGAGATTGGTATGACATTTATTGTTGATAATGATTATGATACTGTTGCATTCTTTGAGGGTTGGGTTGATTATATGAGTGGATTGGGTACCAATGCATCAAGACAACAATATAAAGATTCAAAATTTGTCAATTATAGAATGAATTATTATGATGATTATATTACAGACATCTACATCATTAAATTTGAGAAAGACTTGTCAAATTCACCAAGAATTGATTCCTCTCGTCAAGATAAAAAGTTCCTTCAGTATACTTTGAAGGATGCTTATCCAAAACAAATAAATAGTATGGACCTGGCTTATGGTCCAACTGACGAATTCGTTAGGTTAAATGTAACCTTTGGATATTCTAGATATATAAGTGAAAGAGTAACTGTACCTCAATTGGCTCAGTCTAATACTGGTCTTCCTCCAGATGCAGGTAGTCCTGCAGTTGATAATGTACAAAATAACACTGGTGAAACCCTTAGCCGAGGAGTTTCCATCTCTGAAGAAATAAGAAAACCAGTGGGGCCCAATGGCGCAGAAAATATACAGTTTTCCCGAGGAGTTTCTATCCCTTCAGGAAATTAAACAGAATAGCATAACCATGAAGACATTCCATCAATTCAACGAAGACGCAGCATCTTCTACACAGTCAGCCGTTAGTGGTTCTGGTTCATTTGAGGGTAGTTCTGGTGCAACAAATTTTAAGTATGATACAAGTTTTAAGAAAAGACCATCAACTGGTCTTGGTAAACTTGCCACAGGTGCTGCCACAGGTGCTGCTAAACGTGTTGGTGGTGCTATCAGAGACAGAATTAAAAAGACTGATCAGGGTGTTATTGATAGAATGAAACCTGCAACAGCACCAGATAAAACAGGTCCAGGTAAACAACCCGACAGAAAACCACAACCATATAGAAGTTCAAAACCCCAAACACAACAACGTGCTCTACCACAAGGTAAGGAACGTCCTGCACTTCCTGCAGGTAAGGATTCAATGGTAGCAAGAAGAACAGCTGCTGCTAAACAACCACCACAACACAAACAAATCTCTGCAAGACCAGCATCAACAGCAATGGCTGGTAGTAGGCAAAGACCTGCGATCAGACCACAACCTCAACGAAAGGCATTACCTACAAGTAATATCTCAAAGGGTAATAATGATGTACAAAAAGTTAATGTGAGAGTTCAAGAACCTCAACAAAAAGCACTCCCACCAGCAAAACAAAGACAGTTAAAGGCTGCTAATGGATGAAGAACAAGAGGAGTATCTGAACAGTACAATCAACAGATTTTCTGAAGAGGAAGTCAATCGTATCAAGGCC